GCAACCCTTATTCTTCAAAAAGAATGTGAAGCTGCTGGCATCCAATGGGTGTTTGGATATTCACTTACATTCACTGATGGTATCGAAAAGATAGATGCCAAAATATACTGTCAGTCACAAGAAGGACTTCAAAATTTGCTTAGAATTCAAAAATGTATTAATGTAGATTCTGAAAATAAAATCATTGATTTACAAGATCTTCTAAAACATGGAACCGGTAATATAATTGTATTTAGCAAATACGCGTCATTTTGGTTGAAAGAAATAGGAAATAATCTTGACCGTTTTTTCGATAGTTTTGACGATTGCTTTTATCAATTAGATTTATCGGAATTCAAAGCTGAACGTATTGATATTAAAGTACTAGATGCCACAAAATGTTACTTTGACTACATTTATGATACAGGCGATCTTCCTCCAGTATTAATTTGTGACTGCTATTATTTGGACAAAGATGATGCAAAAAACAAAATCATCCTTAACAAAATTGCTGAAGGGGCAGCACATGAACAAAGTGATGACCAATATTTTAAGGACTTGGACGAACACTGGACTACTATGTCTGGCTTGTTTGATGAACACAAATGGGACATAGAGGATATATTCAATTGGGCGTGTGAAAATACAGTCAAAATTGCTGAAGGGGCAAAAGCTAGATATGAAATTGAACGCAACTTTATGCCTCAATATGACATGGCTGACAATGAAAAATCAAAGTACGCCAACCGACATGAAATGTTTTTGGATTTGCTGGAAGATGGGTTCAACAAACTGGTCCCCAAAGGTAAAGAAGATATATATCGCAAACAATTAGATTATGAGGTTTATGTATTGGAATCAACCAACAACGTAGATTACATGCTCGTACAATATGATACTGTTAATTGGGCACGCAAAAATGGAATATTAGTGGGATGCGGACGTGGTTCTGCTGGAGGGTGTCTAGTTTTATACCTATTGGGAATAACACTTATAGATCCAATAAAATACGATTTGTTATTTGAACGCTTCCTTCTTCCAGAACGTGCAGGACTATACCCTTCAGATGTGACCATTATTGGAGATGACGTAGATTCCAATCAATATATCGAAGTTACATTAGAAAATCATAAAACTTATAAAATAGACAAAGACGCACAGTTACTTGTGAAACGTGCCGGAATGGATGATCCTATTGTAGTATATGCAGATGAACTGCAAACTGACGATGATATTCAATTTGATAATCGAGATCTTTTATTTACTCTAAACGAAATTTGATTATGATTCCAATTTTAAGAAAAGTGGGATGGGATTTAAATCCCAATGACAAGGTAGTTAATGCCATCCTCAAAAGATGTGAAGCCAATAATGGCGAGTGTCCATGCCACAATGACTCCAAAGACAAACGATGTCCGTGCAGCTCGTATAGAGAACATGATGTTTGTCATTGCAATTTATATGTAAAAATCGAAAAATAAAAAGGTATGGAAGATATGATTTTGACAGAAGAGATGCAAAAAATAATGAATCTCATTCAGGATGATGAGAATAATGTATTCGTAACAGGTAAAGCCGGTTCTGGAAAGACTACATTTCTAAAATATCTAATTGAAAAATCCGGGAAGAATTGCATTGTAGCTGCCCCAACAGGCATAGCAGCGATTAATGCAGGGGGCGTTACATTGCATAGTCTATTTGGCATTCCTTTTGGACCCATTACACCTTACGACCGACTGGAAAACAAATTTTCAGAATACAAAGTAGAACTATTGCTCAAAATGGAATTGCTGATTATTGATGAAATAAGCATGGTACGCCCAGATATTCTGGACACCATTGATCGCAAACTAAGGTGGGTTTACGAAAGCGATGAACCATTTGGCGGTGTACAAGTGATAATGTTTGGCGATCTTTTTCAATTGCCTCCAGTAACAAAGAAACAAGAAAGAGAAATATTGTCTGACTTTTATGATGGCTTTTTCTTTTTCAATGCCTTAGTTTTCAAACGCACAGGTTTCCACATTGTAGAGCTAACAAAAATATTCAGGCAAACAGAACCTGAATTTATTAATGTACTCAACAATATTCGTAATTACCAGGTAACATCCGATGAACTGGATTTATTAAGCGAATTGAAAGACCGCAAAATCAGTAGCAGTTATGATAACGAATACATCCATATTTGTACACACAAAGCTGATGTTGAGAAAATTAATGCCGACAAATTAGGGGAACAAGAGATACGAAACTATGATATAGTTATCAAGGATAAGTTCCCAGAATCATCTATACCATGTGATTTACATTTAAAACTTCGAGTTGGGGCAAGAGTTATGTCATTAGTTAACGACTCATTAAAGGGTTATTATAATGGTATGCTTGGAATTGTGACCGCATTAGAAGATAACGTAATTACAGTACGTATGGATAATGGCCGGACTATCAAATTTGAGCGTTATACATGGAGTAATACGCAATATACTTTAAAAGATAATGAGATTGTAAAAGAAGAAATTGGTTCATGTACTCAATTCCCATTAACATTGGCATGGGCCATTACCATTCATAAAAGCCAAGGACTTACATTCGATAAAATTATCATTCATGTATCACATACTTTTTGTCCTGGACAACTATATGTAGCCCTTAGCCGATGTAGAACGCTGGAAGGCATCGTTTCAGATGCTTTTATCACCAAACAAATGATTATTCCAGAANTTTGAAAGGGCATACAAATCAGAAGGTAACTATTATGGTAAACGGTTAGATTAATTAAAAATGAAAGTCATATCAGTTAAATATAAAACATCTTCAACAGAGGTGAAAGCCATAGATTGTTTTGTGGACAGTGGTTATTTGCAAGGTCCTGGAGGTTCCCTTCCAGATGTGGATGTAGACTTCCAATCAGACCGTAGACAAGAGGTAAAAGAGTATATTGAACGCCGTTATAACCATGATGGTAAACAACGTGTGTTTTCTGCCGGAACCTTTACGACTTTAAAGTTGAAAGCAGTTCTTAAAGATGTAGCGCGTGTACATCGAGTACCGGTAAATATTGTAAATTATATCACAGCTATATTTGAAGATGACAATATGAGCTGGACAGACCTGTTTACAATGGCTGCTACTAATAAAAAGGTACATAGCTTCATAATGGAATACCCACAAGTAATTGAAGATATTCGTACTTTGATGGGGCAACCTCGTTCTTCATCAGTTCATGCCTCTGCCCTACTAGTAACCCCAGATTCAAAAGATGGAAAAGATTTGGAGTGCTTTGATTTTACCCCTATAAAGAAAATAGACGGTGTATTGATTTCCGAATTTGACGGTTATTCATTAGACGAACAGGGATTACTAAAAAATGATTGTCTTGGTATCAAGGAATTATCAAAACTACAAGCTGTCATCAATATATGTAATGATAAATATCATACCAATATTACTTTTCAAAATATCGTGCAAAGCGGACTAGATAATCCTAAAGTATATCAACTACTACAAAAGGGATATACCCAAAATATTTTCCAGTTTTCATCTAAAGGGATGACTAAGTTTCTGGTAAGTATGCAACCAGATAAAATTGAAGATTTAATCGCAGCCAATGCCTTATTTCGTCCAGCAACACTAGATTCTGGATCTACAGATAAATATGTAGACTGCAAATTGGGAGATGCAGATCCTGTATATCTATGGGGAACATACAATGCCATGAAGAATACTTATGGTGTGCTGTGTTACCAGGAACAGCTAGCACAAATTGCACGTGAAGTTGGAAAATTCAGTTTAGGTGAAGGTGTTAAATTGGTAAAACTTATATCCAAGAAAAAAGTAGATAAGATTCTTGCCTTACGAGACAAGTTTATGGCCGGAGCTAATGAAAATGGTTGCCCAAAAGAAGATGCAGAAGCAATATGGCACATGTTTGAGGTAGCTGGTGGTTATCTTTTTAACAAAAGTCATGCAACCGCTTACGCTGTTACCGCCTATGCCGGAGCCTACCTCAAAGCCAATTACCCTACAGCTTTTTATACCATAGCTCTTCAATGGGCTAAAGATGATGAAATTCCTACATTAATGAGTGAGATGGAACTATGCAGTGAAGCAAAAATAGTTCCACCAGATATAAATGTAAGTGGCGGAACCTTTATTACAGACTATGAAACCAATAAAATTTTTTGGTCTCTTTCTCGTATTAAAATGTTGGGAGCTAAAGCTACAGAATGGATTATAAACGAACGAAATGTACGCGGAGAATTTAGTTCTATTGAAAACTTTATAGAACGAATATTCCGGTATAAATTAAAGCAGTACAAATATTGGGATGATCCAGACAACCCGAATGAAGTTACTAAATGCCCAGTTAATGCAAGACATGTCCGTCATTTAATATTATCCGGATGTTTTGACAAAGTAGAAAATGCCCAATCAGTCATAGAACGATATGCCATTTTAGAAAAAGCCGCAAAATGTTTAGGTTTTGAAATATCCGAAAAAGATATACCGGAAGATTTGAGAAACAAACATTATTTCTGGAGTCAACAGCAAATCGCAATTAGTGGCATTGGTGCTATCGACTATAAACGTATTTATGACAATTCAGAAGCAAAGCCCAAAATAAAAGGAAAAGCATCTTGGGCACTTTTAAAAAACATACAAGACCCCGATTATGATGGAAAACGCGTTGCTATTTGTGCTAACATTGTAGATATTGAGGAGAAAAAGTTTAAAGACAAGAAAACAGGTGAGAATCGAGTTTTCTGCAAACTTTTACTTCAACAAAACAATGATCTGGTAGAAATGGTCATCTGGAATGATGAATGGATGAATGTCCGGGCAACACTTTGTAAGGGTGGTTCTCTTAGCAGTGCAAAGAGCAAAATGCTTATATGTTCCGCCCAAGTCAAGTACAGTGACTATACAGGTGGAAACAATCTTCAGTTATATAAATCTTCAATTATAGACATATTATGAAAATAAAAGCAAATATACCAATTATTATAACTATTGTCGGACCATCTGGAAGCGGTAAGACAACAATGGCAAACATCATGTCTGAAAACGGCATTCCAACAATAGTATCATATACAACACGTCCCATGAGGGAAGAAGAAACAAATGGAAAAGAACATTGGTTTGTAACTCCGGAAGACAAGCCCCAAATGTCTGAAATGATAGCTTATACACAATTCGGCGAACATGAATATTGGGCTACATTGCAACAGGCAAAGCAGAAGATATGTACATACGTAATTGATGAAAAAGGTCTGAAATATTTAAAAGAAAAATTTCCAAACTCATTTATTATATTTTCTGTATATATCGACAGAAGTATGGATGATCGTATAAATTGTGGAATCGACCAACAGCGATGTGAACGCGATTTGAATCGTATAGAGATACCTTTAAATGAATATGATTATGTTATTCATAATAATTATTCACTCGAAGAATTTAAACAAAAAGTTAAACAACTCACACTAAGTTTATTAAAATAATATGGCAACTCCTAATAACGAAAAGCCAATTATCGTGGCTTTTACCTTAGACTTTGAGACTGGCGGTTTGGACTGCCAAGATTGCGCATGTACCCAGATTGCAATCCATGCAGTACGTATAGATACTTTTGAAACAATTGACAGATATGTAAAATACATATCCCCATATAATAAACAGCCGGATAAAGGTGTGGCTAAACGTAAAGTATTGAAGAGTAAATTTGATAAAGACGATGAACAGCCCATGAAATATGAAGAAAAAGCTCTGACTTATTCCGCCATAACAATGGATATGTTAGAATCTCTTGGTATGGACATCAAGCAAGTTGCGGCAGAGGTTATTGATTTTATCCGCAAAAACATATTATCAAAAGGTCACAACATAAAACCCTTCTTAATTGGTCAAAACATTGGATTTGATATAGGATTCATGCAACAGTTAATGGAATATGGAGGACAAATGAAAGAATTTGCCAAATTAATGAGAGGAGAAACAGATTTCTATGGGCACTTCCAGCCTTTATATATAGACACAATCGTTTTAGGACAATTGGCTTTATCTCATTTAGATGGCATGAGCAGTTATAAATTGGAAATCATGGCAGAAAAATTTGGTATCGAACTAGATGATGCCCATGATGCAGATGCTGATGTAACAGCAACGACCAATGTGGCTATGGTATGTTCCCAAAGGATGCGTAATGCTTCCGGCATAGATGATGGTAGTATGGTTATGACCAAAACAGAAAAATCACGTGTTCATTTCAAAATATAAAATATGGTAACAGAAGAAGAAAAGCAACAAGCGCAATCAATTGGACTGGAGCCAGAAGTAGTGTTCAACACTCTTTCAGACCGAAGAATCCTGGCTGTACAAACCGAAGATACCCATGAAACTATTATGGAAATTTCCGGATATGATTTACAAATAAATTTTAATCGGGATAAGTTACAGAATATTGCAGATATAGAAAGTATGCTAGATGGACTCAAGGACCTATTCAGACGGGTTGTTATGCAAGATTTATTAGAAAGTAACGTTGAAAAAACAAACTCATAAGACCTTTCCTAGCTATTCTTAGTAAACCAAGCCCAGTTGAACATATCGGCTGGGCTTTAATACAATTAAAGAATGGAACTAAAGAAACCAGAATCGTTGAATAAACAAGAAATTGATTTTTGCGAGTTATTCATTTTCGGCTGTGACCCTTATGCCGGAAATGCTCGCAAATGCTACGAAGATATATTCTATGATTCCAGTCATACCTCTTTAAGAAAGGCAAAACAATTAATGGCACGGGATGATGTACAAGAGTATATCAATCAGTTGCGAGCTATCGCTAATTATGAAACAGCCGACCTAAAAGCTCGTCTAACAGAAAAACTACTGCATATTATAGACGAAACTTCTACAGCAAAATATACAGATCGAAGAGGCACAAAGCTATCACCAGCTCCATTACGTTCTGTAGCTGTGCAAGCATCAAAAGCTTTAATGGAAATGTATCCAGTAAAGGTAGCACAAGAAAGTAAAGTTGAATTGAAAGGTAACGGTGACTCTGGTATTGTTTTCAATGTCATTGTTCCTCAATCTAATAATGATAATAATGTTGAATAAAAGAACAAATGGTAGGACGAAAAATTACAATCATTGCCTCCCCTTTATTGAAAGAATGGAAATTGAAAAAGTTAATTGGAAGGGATGGGGTTATTATTAAAAAGAATCAAAATCAAAAAACAAAAGGCGTATGGGTACGCTTAAATGAGCCATTTGCAAATGAACTAGAATGGTTTATCCCAATCCAATCAGTACAAATTACTTCACATTAATATGGAACAGTTGGATAAAGGCATCGGATGGCTTCAAAAATTGCTTAACCTACAAAAGAGATATGGCTTTTTCAGCATTATAAAAGGACTATTTCTGTTGTTTTTAAGCGGTTACATCATATTTTTCGCATTAAATCCAAAGTATCTTTTGGATCGCATGTCCGAAATAACAACTGCCCAACATGACCATCTAGTAAATACAAGGTTATCTGCGGATTCCAATATTCACCATATTTTATCTAAAATGATATTTACCACTAATGCTGACCGGGCATGGTTAATAGAATTTCATAATGGAAGTAAAAATCTGACAACAGGATTGCCATTCCTTTTCGGTTCGATGCGAATTGAAGAAGTTAGGGATAGTATATCAAATGTTGACGAAGACTATGCGGATTTTAGCTTATCAAAATACAAACTTGTGGCAAAAGTATTGGACGATGGATATTTTTATGGTGGGTTGGATGATATTCAAAAAATAGACCAACGCTTGTATTACAAATTTCAAGCCAACGACATTAGCGAAATAGCCTTATTAACATTGTATGATGGAGAAAAGCCCGCTGGAATTATTGGTCTATCGTTTTGTAACGGTAAAAAGATGGACAAACAACTGGTTGGAAAACATATCAGAAGCAGTGGCATAAAAGTAGCCACATTACTATCACAAATAAATGATTAAGACTATGGAATTAAGATTAGAACGTCTATGGCCAAAAGAGGCTTATACAATTGGCAGACTATATATCAACAATGAGTTTTTCTGTAATACACTAGAAGACAAAATAGTTGATAAAAATAAAAATGGAATATTCGATAATGGAGAAAAAAAAGTTTATGGAGAGTCGGCAATTCCGTATGGTACTTATAAGATAATCTATAATTGGTCTCCAAAATTTGGTCGTAATCTCCCAAGATTATTAAACGTTCCTCATTTTGAAGGTATTCTCATACATAGTGGCAATACTGCCGCAGACAGTGCTGGTTGTATTTTAGTGGGAAAAAATTCAGCGGTAGGTCGATTATCTGAATCAAGATATACTTCTGATTGCCTTAACAGAAAGATTGAAGAGGCACAAAAAAAAGGGGAACCAATTACTATCAGTATTGTATGAAACCAATTACTATCATAAGTTGTATTCTTTGTATTCTGTTACTCGGTTCATGCGCTACTTCTAAAAATACGGAGCATCAACAACAGATAGATTACTCCAGTGAACTGCAACAACTTCGCAACTCACTGGATTCTCTTCACATGGATATTGACAAACAATCTAAAGTAACGGCAGACAAATTGAGTAATTTAAAGTTAGAAAATAAAACTGTGTATTTATCAATGCCAGACTCTACCGGGAAACAATATCCAATAAAGCAAAGCATAACTAATATAAACAAACAAGATACCGAGCATACAGAATCAGCTGAAACATTATCAATATCCATTTCACAAATATCATCCAAGCTAGACTCTCTATACCAAAGGGTTAATGAACTTAGCAAATCGTCAGGAAAGACTATAGAATTAAGTTGGTGGGATTTACATAAAGATAAGATTTATCTATCGGCAATAATTACAATGCTAATAACAATATTTCTTGTTAAAATCAAAAAATCATATCATTTATAACAACCACCTCTATAGCAAAAGACTATTCTTGATAAAACATTAAGAAGTTATGGATTTACATATTAAAGATAGATTGCTTATTCCTTCTATTTTTCCAGAACGGGGAAATTTTATGGATTTTAATTTGAAAAAGTCTATCGCCCGAAAAATTGCTATTTCAGAGCAAGACAGAAAGGACTATGAAATAGTCGAAAAAAAGGAAGAAAAGCGAATTGAATGGAACGTTCAAAAAGACGCAGAAACCCCATTAGTGGTAGAATTTTCTAAAGAAGAACTGGATTATATGCGTAGGTCTTGTGAAGCTATTGCAGAACAACAAATGCCAGATGAAATGTGGGCTGTAGTTGAACGCATCTATAACGAAGCACAAAATTGATTTCTTACTTCTTTACTCACAATCATATCTTCCATACGAATGGGAATCTGTCTTACTGTACGGATTCCCATTTATTGTTTTAAATTAACAATATGGCTGTAGGATTAAAAGCACCAAACATAAAAATTGATTTCAAGCCATCTCCCAAACAATATGAATTATGGAAATTACTTCAACCCGACTATTGCCCTCATTGTGGAGGGCATATATCACAAAAAATGGTCGGACATGATATTAAAGGAAACCCACAATATAAACCATATTGCACATCATGCGGCTCTGAGAATCTACCACAACTTATTTTAGGAGGCGGTGCAGCCGGAGGTGGAAAATCTTATTTAGGAAGCTGCTGGCTTGTTAGTAGCTGTATGAGATTTCCAGATATACGTGCCGTTGTAGCTCGTAAAACCTTAAAGAGCTTGAAAGGTTCTACTTGGAATACCATAAAGAAAGTATGTAAGGAATGGGGACTAAAAGAAGGGGTGAATTACAAAATAAACAATCTGGATGGGATATTGACATTTTGGAATGATTCAGTCATCATCATGCAAGAAATGGTTGACTTACCTTCAGATCCAAACTTTGAACGTTTCGGGTCTTCAGAATATACTATTGCATTCATAGATGAGGTATCAGAGATTTCAGAAAGAGCTATTGAGGTATTATTTTCTCGTCTTCGTTGGCGCACAGCAGAAACATTTAAAACTGCTAGAATGATGATGTCAACCAACCCTTGCATCAATTGGGTACGTTCGCGTTTTGTTCAAGACGATGAAGGAAATCCTGTATTATGCAAAGAAGGCGAAGCATACGTACCATTCTCTGTTTTTGATAATCCGGATATTCAGTTTGTACAGACCTATGTTGCAGCATTAAACAAAATTACAGATCGAGCAACACGAGAAAGGCTTTTATATGGAAACTGGGATTTTGTTGACTCAAATCTTATGGCTGCATATTGGAATTTTGATGGCGAAAAACATCTTATTGAACGGTTACGGGAAAAAGTTTATGATCCGATGAAACCAATCATATCAGGATGGGACTTTAATGTCGCTCCATATATGAGTGAGATGGAGTTGCAGATTAATTATGAGAAGAAAGAAATATATCTGCTGGAAGAAAATTTAGGTAAACCAGAGAACAAAGAAAACAATACCCCAAAATTATCTCAAAAAATAAGGGACAAACACCTCCAGAATCAGCATATAGGTGGAATAATTATAACAGGAGACCCAGCAGGATTAGCACGTAGCACGCAAACAGAAGAAGGTGTCAACAACTATACTATTATAGTGGACAATATGAAAAATAATGTGCTAAGGCCACGTATAAAATTGCTTCAGAA